ATTGTGTTCGATACCTCTGCCTTGAGCAGCCGGTTTACTCGCCTCCGAACGAGAAGGTTGACCTCATCGCGCAGTTGCTTGCTGCAAGAAATGACACAGACTACAACCCGATGAGTTACGGTTTACGGAGTGCGAATGCTTGAAATAAAACCAGTCAGCTACGCGGAAATCCTCGACGCGCCCAACTCGGCAGAACTGTTGGACGCCTACGCGAAAGACTGCGTCGTGCCCGACTACAACCCTCAGCGCCAGATATACGAGGCAATGGAGAACTCAGGTGCGCTTTACTGCTTCGGCGCGTATGTGAATGATGTTCTCGTAGGATTTGTCTCTGTGGTTGCAGGCGTTATGCCGCACAATGGGAAGCGCACGGCGACGATTGAAAGCCTATTCGTTTTGCCGTCTCACAGAGCAACTGGAGCGGCGAGAGAATTGATGACGACCGTCGAAAGGGTATCAGCAGTTACAGGGTGTGTGGCGCTCGTGTACACGGCCAGGGTGGGAAGTCCTTTGGAGGTGGTTCTATCGCGCCGCCCCGGTTGCAAGGTCAGCCATACCATGTTTACGAGGTGGCTATGAGCGCATTGACGGCACCTTTACCGATGATCCCAGCTTCGCCAGCCGTTATCGCTCAACTGGACGAGATAAACAAAATCATTCTATCCTGTCCACAGATCGAACTCGCGACAGAGCATCTCTTCCACGGTGGAATGTACGCGAGAACCATCAGGCTTGAACCGGAAACAAAGATGATGGGTTCGCTTATCAAGCTGGCAACCGTGCTTATCGTTCACGGCGATTGCTCAGTGCTGATCGGCGACCAGAGGGTTGAATTCACCGGATACAATGTCATACCCGGATGTGCGGGCAGAAAACAGTTCTTTTGGACTCATGGGCCTGTTGAGATGACGATGATTTACCCGACGGCTTTTGCTACAGTAGAAGAAGCCGAGGATGAGGTATTCGCCGAAGCTGACCAGTTGATGTCGCGCCGTGATGGGAGCGGTGATACTATAGTGGTTACGGGAGAATAGGATGGCAGGAAGCATTTCAGCAACCACGGCATTGATTATCGGCGCGAGCGTTTCGGCGGCGGCGGCTGTTGGTGAGGGCATCTATGCGGCTGTCAGCAAGCCTTCCACGCCCAAGGCTCCCACTCAGGCACAAACCAATGAACAGACGGCTCAGGCGGCCCAGGCGTCGGCTTTGGCTCAGGCTCAGGCATTGACACAGCGCCGGGGCATGGCAAGCACAATGCTGCAAAGCCCGATGACAAGCGGTAATGCTACAGTAGGGAAAGCGACATTGGGGGCATAATGGCTTCTGTCGGTCTAGCCTCGCCTTATATGGACTCCGGGGGATATGCACCCTCCCGGCTCAACGACCGCTCCGCCGACGAACGAGCCAAAGATGCACAGAAATATCTACAAGTCCTTGCACAAGAAAGACTTCCGTGGGAATGGATGGTGGACAACATCATCGCTTACGTGGCCCACGGCAGGCGGGGCGTGCAAGACAAGGATTTGTGGCCAGGTCAACCTACCGGTCTTGAGATTTTCGCCGACTCCGCCATGCTTGCCCACAACACTCTGGTCAAGGGTATGGTGGGGTATCTCTGTTCTCGCAATCAACCTTGGTTTGGGCTGGAACTTCCAGGCAAACTGAACTTTTCGCGCACAAGCCGGATGAGAGCATGGACTGGAAAGCGAACTGATTCCTATCCGGAAGTCCAGCGGTGGATTCAGAACTGCCAAGATGTGATGTATTCAGCGTTCAACCGCAGTAATTTCTACGACGTGGTGCCGGAATTCATCGGCGACGGGTCTGCTCCAGGCACAGCCCACTTGCTGATCGAAGAGGATGTTTCTACGGCAACTATCATCTTTACCGTTCCCCATTTCCGGGAGTGCTTCATCGCAGAAAACCGATTTGGTCAGGTCGATACTAATTATCGCGTCTGGAAATGGACCTTGCGCCAGTTTGTTCAGAAATTTGGCCTGGACGAAATGAAGAAGGCAGACCCAAACTTCGAGCATGACTACGAAAGCAATATGCACGAGCAGCGCGAAGTTCTCCATGCGGTCTATCCCCGAAAAGATTATGATCCAAGGCGCATGGACGCGAAGGGAAAGAAATGGGCCTCCGATTGGGTGTATCGAAAGGGCGGAAAGATTCTCGGCGCTGATGAAGATCAGGGGTTGAAGATGCTGTCCGAGGGCGGCTACGACTCCATGCCGATTCTGAGTTGGAGGTGGAGGAAGAATTCAGACGAAACCTACGGACGCTCACCGGCGCACGACGCTTGGGTCGCTATAGCTTTGGACAATCAGATGGGGAGAACCAATCTGATTACTGCCCAGAAAGCGGCAGAGCCTGCGATAGTGGCGTATGAGGATCAGCGCGGAAAGATTCAGCGTGGCCCGAACGGCCTCACATTCATCCCCACCAACCGTGGCGACATTCGCCAGATCATGCCTCAGCCTTTGACGACCGGCGTTCAAAACCTTCCCTTCAATACGGAGTATCAGAGCAAAGTCGCGCAGATCATCAACCAACACTTCCACACGGATGTGTTCACGCTTCTTACACAGTTGGCGCAGGGCGGCGCTACAGAGCGCATGGTGACGGCGCAAATCAATGAACTGATGACCGAGAAAGCGGCGCTGCTTGGAACCATCGTCGGCAACCTGCAATCGGAAGGCTTCAACCCCATGATTGCCAGGGTGTACGACATTGAGGCGCGGGCGGGCCGCATACCGGAACCTCCGCAAATTCTACAAGATTCCGAGCATGAGCCAATCAAGGTTCAATACCTGGGCCTCTTGTCTCAGGCACAGACCAGGGTAACGAAGGTCCGGGCGATTCAATCCGGCGTGGCGCTGGTTACGTCGATCACCCAGTTCGACCCTCTCGCCATGCACGCTCTCGACACAGACGAGATGGTGCGAGAGGCGTGGGACGCGGTAGGAGGTCCAGCTACGTGTCTACGTGATCCGAAAGCCATTGCAGAGATACGCCAGATGGCTCAGAAACAGCAGGAGAAGCAGCAGCAGATTGAGAACGCACCCAAGATTGCAAAGGCCGCGGCGCTGGCTGGCAAGGCGGCGGAGCCGGATAGCCCACTCAAAACGATGATGGGCGGCGGTAAGGAGCCGGGAGAATGATCGACTACACGCCGGAAAAAGACGACAGACAGCTTGCCGACAAGAAGATGAAGCAGTATTACCAGAGCGTGTTTAGCTCGGCTGAGGGCCAGAAAGTGCTTGGTGATATACTCGTTTCAAATCACTTCGGCGTTCCTTTGAACAACGAAGTGGAGCGGATTGAGTACAATGTGGGTATTGCAATTGCTCGCATGAGTGGTATGATGAGCGAAGTTGATGCTTTACTGATGATTGGAGAAAATTGAGATGTCGAATCCAAGTCCAACGTATCAAGGTGTGAACTGGCCGGGAGCGGATGCACTACGCATTCCTACGGAGCGCGGCGGGTTTGTCGCCAAATCTACTCAGACGCAGGCGAGTCTTGAGACATATGGCGAGCTTGACCTTGGAACCGTAGCAGCCAGCACCATCACTCTCAATGCGCAGCAGGCCGGCGCGTCCCTCATCACCATCACCCCGACCGGGGCTGTGACGATTGTTCTCCCCACCTGCCAGCCGGGGCATCACTTCTTTCTCTGGAATCTGGCGACGGCGACCTATAGCGTCACCGTACAGATCGCAGGAAACGCAACCAATACCGCAGTCGTTCCATTCCTGGCCGCAACCGGCAGTATGTCTGAAATCGTGCATACCGGGAACAACGGCGGTGTGATGCTCAGGAACGGATAGAGTTTGGTTTTTCACAATTTGGGTTCTCTTGAAGTCCGGCCAGACTGACGGAGACGCAAGCAAGACCGAAGGCAGCAGATGAGTGCTCATCCACTCTCCGCTGCCTTTTTTATTGGCCCAAAGATTTTTGAAGGAGCAGCAAATGGCAGATGAAGTCGTCGTCAATCAACCTACGGGAAGTGAAACGACCGTGGTATCGGGCAACCAGCAGCAGCAGACGCCGGGATGGTTGGCGGGTTTGCCTAGCGACCTCAGAGACAATGAGGCTTTCAAGCCGTATCGCACGGTGGGGGATTTCGCTAAAGCCCATCTCGAAACGGCGAACAAAGCCAAAGAGTACGAGGGGAAGTTGGCGAACTCGATCCCCAAACTGGGCGAGAATGCGACGCCGGAAGAGCGCGATAAGTTCTATACCTCACTCGGACGGCCCGATAAGCCGGAAGGTTATGAGCTGGACCCTGAAAAGAAGAATGCACCTGAGTGGAACAAGTATTGGGAAGACACCTTGTTTTCTGAGGGGATTCCCAAGAAAACCGCTCAAGCTCTTCAATCTAAGTTGAATGCTCAGTTGACCTCAATGGTGGAAGCGCATAACGCCAAGATTCTCGCAGAGAATACCAAGGCGGCTGAAACCCTGAAAACCGAGTTGGGCGACAAATACGATGCGAGTGTAGTGCTCGTGTCGCGGCTATGGAAGCAATGGGGAAAAACAGAAGTCGAATTCGACAAGGCATTTGCAGCTGAAAGCAGCGCCAACCGAACCACGATGATGCGATTCCTGTTGAACGTGGCCGCAAAAACCGGAGAGGATTCATCTTTGCGCGGGACAGGGCAGAGGGCGGAAGCGCCTAAAGCCGGGTACGATTTGAGTAAATTCAATCTTCCGCCAGCAAGGATTTAGGTCTCTCTAAAGGGAGATTATCGCCATGGCAGATGCCTCGCAACTCGGTTACACCACGATGACGGACGTAATCAACAGCTACTCGTCTTCGGATGCGCGTGCAATGTTTGTCCAGCCCGCAAAGGTGCTTGCTCGCGCTTGCCCCTTGCTTGAGTTCTTGCCTTTCGTACCGGCAAACAACATGCTTTTCAACGTCGCTCGGCGTACCGACTACCTGGACGTTCCTGCAACGCGCCGGTTCAATGAAGCGGCAGTGATTACGAACTCCAAGAACACCAACATCACCGACGATATTGCCATGTGGGAAAATTGGGATGTTCAAGATGCGGCATTTGCCGATCTTCAGCCCGACCCCTCGGCGTATATGTCGGACCAGATCAGCAACAAGATCGAGGGCTTCAAGCAGAAAATCGAATCCGTATTGTTTTACGGAAACCCGGCTACCGATCTTGGCGGAATCAGAGGCCTGGCAACACGAATCAACAACCTTGAATCGGTTCCCAACGGAGACGGAAGTTGGCCAGCGAATGCTTACAACGGCGGGCTGACCTCCGGCAACGCTACAAGCATTTGGGCGATAGAATTCGGAAAAGACAAGGTTCAAGCAATCTATCCCGCTGGCAGTCCAGCAGGTCTGGAAATCAACACTATCGGCAAAGTTCCGTGGACAATGGCCACCGCCTTGAGCGGAGTTCTCGGTCAATCCAGGGCACTGATGGCGTATGTAACTCAGTGCAAATGGAGTTTGGGACTCCAGATTGTTGACGAACGCTGCGCTCAACGAGTCGCCAACGTGAACCCGATTCCGTTGCAGGCGGGTGGCTTCGATGAGAACCTGCTCATTCAGGCTCTGGGCAATCTTCCCGGTGCGGGTAATGCTCCCGGCACGGTGATTCTGTGCAGTCGCTCCGTTCTGAACGAGATGAACATCCGAGCGGTCTCGCAGAAGACCAACGCCTACTACACGCAAAACGCGGAGACCGGCGACATCTGGGGATCGCGGCGTATTACGCGCTTCCAAGGAATTCAGGTCGTTATGGCCGAAAAGATTTCCAACTCGGAAACCATCATCAGCTAGCCGATGTCGCTAGAAGGAGAGTCATCATGCTTTTAGACGCAATGCAGTTTTTTCACGGCTCTGGAACATCGGCCTTCGGTCCGATTACTTCCACCGCCAAATCGTTTACCGGCTCGATTGCGACGACCGGAGTATTGACCATCACGGCTGGCGCTGCCGGGTCTGAGCTTCTTGTAGGGGACTCTCTTACGGGAGCTAACATCTCTACAGCCAACGGCCCTACCATCGTGACGGGTATTACCGCCATCACCGCCGCAAACGGAGTTGGCACCTACACCGTCAGCAACCCGCAACTGTCAGCCAGCGCAACCATTCTCGCAACCCCTGCGCTCTTGGGAGATCTACTGGTTGTTGGGGCAACATCACAGCAGAGCAACCTGGAGCTTGACTTTGGACCGCCGAACCCTGGCACATCCAACCCGACTATCTCCGCATTTCCGTCTTTGACTGAGAAACTGTACTCCTATCCGCCTGAAGTTGTGGGCGACGGTGGAATCCCGTTCGGCGTTCACATCGTCGTTTCCGGACCGGTTTACGGAAACTCGCTCACCAGCATCGCGTTCAACGTGGAGAGCGGGTCAACCGCGAGCGCAACCAACATCATCACCACCCGGTCTTTGACCATCGCGCAGTTGCAAGTCCAGGGAGCGCATTACTGGATTCAGGTTCCTGGGAACGCAGTTCTTGAGTTCCTGCGCTGGAACGCGGTCAACACACCGGCCAACAACGGCTATGTCGGTTCCATCTATTCATGGTGGGGACCGAAGTGTGGAGGGGAGCAATAATGCTTGTTCATGCTAAATGTCTTGCGTTCGCCTGGGATAGTCAGGCCAGCAAATCGTACAATCCCGATGCTGGACCGTTACCTGACGGCCTCTATGAGATCGACACGGATAGCCAACTGGCTACCTTGACGACACTTAGAGGCGAATGGCTTTTCCAGTATCCCGGTCACGAGGGAAAGGTTCCAAAACCGGAAGACGAGCCTGTTGTGGCAACGGCAACCATCAAGGAGATTGTCGAGGCCAAGCCGGTCAAGCCTGACAAGCGCAAGGTGCCGATGACTGCCGAGCGCAAGGCTCAACTCGCGGTAGCACTCGCAAAGGGACGCGCCGCGAAGAAGGCCAGGCTGGAATTGGCGGCTGCTTAGAACGGTTCACCATTCACCGGGGGCGGGGCAATGCCTCGTCCCTCTTTTCTTTAGGGGGGAGCCTTGTGAACTATTCGCCGGTAGCCATTGCCAATATGAGTTTGCAGCGCATCGGGGCGAGAGGCACTATCGGCTCTCTTACTGAACAAACCCCAAACGCTATCAAGGTGAATGTCGTTTGGGACATGGTGTTTCAGGAAGTGTTGAGTGAGCGCGAATGGAAGTTTGCCAAGACTCGCGTCGCTTTGCAGCAGAACGCACAAGCTCCTGTGGGCGGATACAAGTTTGCCTATCCTCTGCCAGCGGATTATCTGAGGCTGGTTAGGCCCAGAGAGATACCGGAAGAGCGCCGCATTGCCGATGCAGCCGAGTGGGGATGGGGCGGCGAAGGGTATGGGTGGTTCCGCCACCGCGATATTCCGGTACACCCGCACGAGGCTGTGCCGTATGTCATCGAGGCGGTTCTAAACGCCGACGGGGTTTCGTACACCAACAACCTCTTGAGCAACTATCCGCACTGCGATAACTACGCAACTGCCCGTCCCATCGTCATCAACTACATCCGGCTCATCACAGACTTTACGCAGTTGCTCCCCGGCTTCGTGAACTGCCTTGCGTATCGGCTGGCTGGTGAACTGGCGCTGGCGATCACAGAGGATGCGAAGAAGGCTCAGAGCATGATGCAGATGTACTTCACGACGCTGAACTCAGCGGCGGCCCAGCAGGAGTGTGACTACCTTCAGGATGAGGCCGGTTCGCAGTCATGGGTGCAAGCGGGGCGCCGTTTCGGGAGGCGCTACTGATGCCGAACGTCCTCATAAATTCTTTCAACACGGGCGAGATCAGCGGTTTATGTGAAAGCCGCTCGGACTTGGCTAAATTTTCCTCCGCTTGTCGTACTTTGGAGAACGCGGTTCCTCTGGTTGAGGGCGGCGCGAAGAAGATGCCGGGGACGTACTTCGCCGGAGCTACAAAGAATGGCACTACCAACAAGGCTCGCTTGGTTCCGTTCCAGTTCTCGACAGACCAAGGAGCTATTTTAGAATTGTCTGCCGGAATGGTTCGCATCTGGGAAGGTGCGACTGAAGGTAGTTGGTCACTTGGATTGGCTTTGCAGGTTCCATTTAGCGGAAGCGGGGGGGGAGGAGGAGGAGGAAGCTGGTCTATTCCAGGCACTAGCGCGTCCACTTCTATTACTGGAGGAAACTCGACAAACTCTGCAACAACTTCAGGGTTTTCTTCCGTCCCTGTGACTGGGAGCATTCAGGTATCCGTATCGGTGAATGCGAATGGATCAGTATCTGGGGGATCGAATGGCGGAGGTGGAGGGTCAGTAACCTATTTATATTCAATCGATAGCGGAGCAACGTGGATTAGTTTTGGAGGTTGGGGTTTTAGCGAGACAGGCTCCTATAGCCTAACCTACAACTTTGGATTATCTGGCTTGTCCAACCTCAATACCCTACAGTTTAAGGTAACTGTCAGTGCCGGTTCAGGGGGCATGACGCCTCCCACCGCAAGTGTTACCGGAATCTATGGGACGTGCACGGCTTCAATTTTGAACTCACCATCTCTAGGGTCGAACTATAACCCCCAGACGGCGTACGTGTATGGCAACACGGTAAATGTTGGACCATTTGCCAGCATAGTCAAGCCGTCGCACGGCACTCTATATATCTGTTCCCCATACGGAACGTATAACACATACACAGTTCCAATCATTGTGACAGTCAACAGTTCTGATGTGTTGAGCGTGACGGCAACAGGAACGTCGCCAAATCAGGGGATTAGTATCGCATTGGCGAAAACGACTGCTGCAAATAACGCAGCCGCTTTGATTCAGTCGGCAATCCAATCTCTTGTTTCACTAAACAATGGAAGCAGCAATTATGTGAGCACTTCCCTATGGACCGTTACGCCCGACTCGGTTTACTATGCTGCTCCGTGGATCACCGCTCCATCTTCCAATCAAGCCACATGGAGTAACGTGAATCTTGTTGCCTCATGTATCACTCCCAATCAATACGATCAGTTCCCATTCAATCCTGCGGACATCCCCAATGCGTCGTATTGGACTGAGGTAAATGTTCCGGTAATTCCCGTGCAGTTGGCAACTCCATACCTTGAATCTGATTTGTTTGCTCTCGATTGCAGCACTCAAAGCGCGGATGTTCTGTGGATATTCCACCCCAACTATCCGCCAGGAATGATTCAGCGATTAAGTGGAAATTCATGGGTTTACAGCCTAACGCTCCCCGGCCAGCAATCGGGAGAACCGGCGTATCGAGGCACGCTGGACGTGGTGAAGACTGGGTACTCTGCTCTCGGCCAGAACATCACTTTGATTTCTCAGGCAAACCCTTGCGTAGTCGTGCTTGCCAGTAGCAGCGCGTCTCAACCATTCCTGGACGGAAGCAGAATTTACATCAACGAATGTTCTGGGCTGGTCAGTCTGAATGAGGGAGAATTCCTTGTTTCAGGAATGGCTTACGGTTCAGTCGGAATATCGGTAACTGATTCTGCGGGGGTAATAACTACCGTAACCGGCATTGGTTGGTACTTCACGCCTCAAGACCCCAACACCGGGGCGAGCATTGATTCTTCAAGCTATCAGCAGTACACAGGCGGCGGGTTCGCTGTGCAGGTGGTGGCGATGTTCGCGGCGACTGGAGATTACCCCGCTTGCGGTGCTTTGTATCAGGAACGGCTAATGGTTGGCGGAAGCAACAACAACCCGACGCAACTGAACGGTTCTGTTGAGGACGACTATCCTGATTTCATCTGTGATCCGAACGCGAACGATTACGCCGTCCAGTACACCCTCGTGTCGAATCAGGTGAATCAGCTACTCAATATGGTTGGAACGCCAAACGCTCTCGTTATCGGCACATCGGGCGGCATATGGATTGTGGCCGGGTCCAACAGTTCCGCTCTGAGTCAAACCGATGTGACCGCCTCTCAGCAAAGCTCTGGAGGAGTAAGTTCGTTGCAGCCGCAAGTGGTGAATGGCTCGGCCATCTTCGTTAGCCGGTCGGCGCGCATTGTCACGTTTCTGGCCTACAACTTCGTAACTAACCAGTGGGACAATACCGACCTTACGCGGCTTAACCGGAACATCACCATCGGCCCCTCGGCGGCAATGTCGGGAATCGCGCAAACTGCTTTTCAGATGGAACCATACCCGATTTACTGGGCTGTGCGGAACGATGGTCAGTTGATCGGTCTGGTTTTCAACACGCAAGACCAGGTGTATGCATGGTTCCGCGTTAACATGGGAGCCGGATTGATTGAGTCCGTAGCCGTTATCTCCGGGCAGAATCAAGAAGATCAGATCGTGGTGGTGGTCAACCGCACCATCAACGGCGTAACGCAGCGGTACGTGGAATACTTCATGCCGCAGGAATTATTCGGCCAGTTATCGAACGCCTTCTTTGTGAATTGCGGCCTCCAGTGGCAGGGAGTAGGACCGTTCAATATCACTGGGATAACCAATGCGGTTCCCGCCGTCGTGACAGCGCCGGGTCACACGCTCGTGAATGGGCAGACGGTAGCCATTGCGAGCGTGCTGGGAATGACTCAGGTGAACACGAATCCCTTGCAGGCATGGACCGTGGCCAACGTGAGCGGCGATACCTTCCAGCTTCAAGGCAGCGACTCAACCGCATGGGGAGCCTACACCGGCGGGGGAACAGTTGAGCAGGTGACGAACCAGGTTACCGGAATGAGCTATCTGATGGGAGAGAAAGTCACGGCGGTGGGGGATGAGGCGGTAATCTTCACCGGAATTGTGACGGCGGACGCAGTTGTTTTCGGCTCCTACGCCAACCAGATCGCCATCGGGCTTCCCTACTCATCCACGATTGAACCTATGAATCCAGTACTCGGCGATCAGAAGAATACCTCGAAGAGCAAGAGGCAGAAATTCACTCGCGTCAACCTTTCAATGTTTGAATCGGTTGGTGGCATGGTGGGCACGGATGCAAGCCACCTCTACAACATCGACTACACGCAGGGAACTCCGAACCCGATCCCTCCCGGAAGTCCGGCAACGCTGTTTACCGGAAACGTAATAAACGATTTAGACGCCGAATGGACCGATGAAGGTACAATTCATATTGTGCATAGCGATCCGTTTCCGTACACCTTGCGCAGTGTCACCCCACGACTTTCCGTGGCCGAGGAGGGCTGATGGACCCGCAATCTCTGATGATGCTCTTCGCTGGAGAAAAAGGACTCGGTGGGTTATTGTCTGGGTTCGGGCAGTATGAGTCTGGCCAGGAACAGCAAGGAGCCTACGACTACAACGCCGATATGACACTCCAGGGGATGCAGCAGAAAATGCAGACCTCTGAGGCGAAGTATTCCAACCTCATTGGGAAGCAGGCGACGGCCTATGCGCGGGCTGGAGTGGACATTGCTTCCGGCTCTCCTCTTCTAATGATGGCGCACACCGCCGCGCAGAGTGGAGTAGAGCAGGAAAGCGAATCTCAGGCCGGCACGGAAGAGGCGGCGCTGCAAAAGTATTATGGCAAGGTGGCGGCGTGGTCAGGCACGATAGGCGGAATCAGCACCGCTATTTCTGGATTGTCACAGGCTGGGATGATGGCCTCGATGAGCATGAATTCGTCTTCTTACGGAACAGTCCCAACAGTGCCGAACTCTATGGCTCCTACGGGATCGGGAGGCTGGTAACGTGCCTGAAATTCCAACCATCACGGCTCCCACACTGACTCCTCCACCGGAGATGAACCCCCGTATTGCCGGTGAACCAGGCAGGGCAATGGCGAACGCTGCGGAGCAAATGGGCAGCGTGGCGGAGATGGGTTTCCATGTTGCCGAGAAATTGCAGGAGGCGCAAGAGACAGTAGATGTAAAGATGGGGGAAGTGGGAATAGACAAGCTCGAAGCTGATGCACACGCCGCGATAGGAAAGGCCACTACCCCAGAGCAGATGCAAGACATTCAGCGGGGCTTTGAAGAGCAAGCGCAAGAGGCTGTAAATTCGCAGAAGAATCCAAAAGTGTCCAGAGCGTTGCAGTTTTACGGCGCACATAAAAGCATAGGCATACAGGATTTGGCGACCGCGAGGCAAGCGACAGTCACCACGGAAAATGATCTGGCCGCGAATGATATGTTGGGCACAAAGTACAGCGGGGATTACGTGCTTGCCGCTGCCGCTGGCGGCGATACGACCATGGCTGAAAACGATGAGAAGATTTTGCTTGCATCATCGGTCAAGCATGGAACCATGACCCAGGAACAGGCCGACGCGCATTACGACAAGTGGCTCAAAGCGTCCAAGATGGACACGATTGGGGCGCTGGCGAACAGCCCTAAAGCGGAAGACAGGCAACGGGTAATTAAAATGCTGCGCGGAAGCGGCGATGCGTCCACGAATTTTACGGTTGGGGCTAAGCCGAAAGGAATGGTAGAGGAAGGAAATCTCCCGATATGGAATCGTCCAACTGTTCAAAATGAAGATGGTACGCACAGCAGCGAGTATTCAACATCCTTCGAGAAGGACGGAAAAGAGGTTCTTGTACCAACGGTTGTAGATGGAAAGTTTCTGACTCCCGACGGGAAGAAACCCGCAGAGGGAAGCGCGGAAGAGAAGGCCATGTTTGAGGCCGCACGGCAGCACTATCTTTCTACTGGGGAGAACCTTGGTAAGTTTGACAATCCAGATGATGCCGACGCCTTCGCCAATAAACTC